CATGGGGGGACATAGGTATGGGCATCGGACTGCTGTTCACCGGGATACTCGCCTTCACGGGACTGTCCGAGCAGGTAGCGCTGCAAGAGGAACGGATTTCCTCCACAGCCCAGGCAACGCGGGCAACCTACGAAGCGCTCGAAACGCACAAGGCCGAATCCGCCGCCCGTGACCTCGCCATTCGCGCCGAACTGCGTGCCGAACTGCGGGATATCAACAACAAGCTGGACAGGCTCGTTGAGCGCATCCCGGCAAACGGCCACTGAGCGGCTGGATGAGTGCCGCGCCTGCACGCGGCCCGGCAATGAAATCTGCAAACCCAAGGAGGCGCGTCGGATGGTAAGCAAAGCGCACATCGTCGTCGCCGCTCTCGCAATCCTCGCCATCGCCCTCGGCGTGGCGCTGCTGGTGTGATATGTGCGAACTGCTGGTGAAGGCGCGCAACGCGCAGCACGATGACCCGGAGAAAGACCGGCGCGGGTGCTACAAGGTCGGCCATATCGTTGTCGTTATGGACGACGGGCACGAATGGGGGCGGGAAGAAACGCTGCCGAATTTCGTGAAGGTAAAGATTCCCGGCCTGTCGGCTGACGTAGTGCGCGACCTGATAGCTGAGCAGCGCGAGGATGACGCGGGCGTGCCGCTGACTGATGCCAATGGTCTGCCGCAGAGATACCGGCGCAGGCGATGGCGCATTCGAGTAGCGGACATTCCCGCGAATATTCGGAACACGCTGCTGACCACGGGCGAGGTCACAGTGACTCGCGCACAGATTCGTAACTACGTCTCCCGCATTCGTGACGGGCTGACCTACGACAAGATTTGAGGTGAACCATGCGGTTGATGCTGTGGGCAAGGGATGAGGGATTCACGGATGGTGAATTCCGCGATGGCGACATTTTCCAGGTTCACCCCGATTCGTGGGAGCCGGGAACCAAGGAGCTGCAACGGTTCCTCGTTGTGCAGATGCCAGACTTTGCCGGGGACAACGAAGAACTGATGAAGTCGGAGTATGCCGTCGGTGCTGGTGGCGAGCCCGTCCTGCGCCGGATGCGGGCGTACCGTGTGGACTACGCGACGAAGCTTGATCCCGAGACGCTGGCTGCAGCGCGTGATCCGCAGCAGTCCGTCCCGGTGCAGACGCAATTTGCGCTGTCTGACATTGCTCGAAAGTAACGTGGGAAGCGCGCGAGCAGGCGACCCCGGCAGCACCAACATGCTCGCGCAAGAACTGTCCTCTGCGGAAGAAGTAAGTGGCAACCACTGTCACTAGCACAATTCGCTCCAGTGGAGGCGACTATACCTCGCTGTCCGCGTGGGAGGCTGGCGAGCAGGGCAATCTAGTAACGGCGGATGAAATCCGTGTTGCCGAATGCTATGACGATTGGGGAAGTGGTCTTAGCGATACCGTCACGATTGACGGCAGCACTACCGACTCAACGCGCTATTTCAAAATCACGGTAGCCGCTGGACACAGGCATACAGGAACCCCTAAGAGCGGTTTCTGGATGACAAATTCAGTCATTATTTCTGAGGACTACACGCTTTGTGAGTTCCTCGACATTTACAGAAGTGCAGCGGACTTTGGAGTCGGCATCAAAGTTAGCGATGGGGCAGGCAACGGTCGTTATTCGAGGATAGAGAACTGCATAGCGCGTGTTGGCAAAAGTGGTTCGAGCACGAACGCCTTCAACATATCAACGCAGGATTACCCGGTATACGTTTACAAGTGCCTTGCCTATGATTCGGATACTGGATTTAGAGGCCCGGTATACCCATCGGGCCAGGAGTGGTTTAATTGCGTTGCGGCATCCTGCGGAAGTGGATTTAAAACCGGGACAACCGGCAGTGGAATTACCGCAAAAAACTGTGTTGCGTACTCTAATACAACCAATTACTCGGATACGTTTTCCGCGAGCAGCACGAATAATGCTACAAGCACGGGCAGCGACGATGCTCCCGGCGCGAACAGCGTGTATGGCGTCACGAGCGCCGCATTCGTAAATGCCGCGAGCAACGACTTCCACCTTGCCAGCGGTTCCGCGCTGATTGGCGCGGGAACGAACCTTTACTCGACGTTCACCACCGACATTGACGGCGACACATGGCCGAGTTCGGGCGCGTGGGATATAGGGTTTGACTACCGTGTCGCAGGCGGCGGAGGGGCGACGCTAACCGCTGATTCTGGGGCATACACTCTAACCGGCACGGCGGCAACGCTAAAAGCCGACAGGAAACTAGCGGCTGGTTCTGGCAGTTACGCGATAACCGGAACAGATGTTTCGCTGAAGTTGGGCCGGAAGCTAACGGCTGAAAGCGGAACCTATACCGTCAACGGCACTACGGTAAGCCTGACGGTAGGCAGGAAACTAGTTGCTGATAGCGGGACATACTCCCTAACCGGCACAGATGTAACGCTGACCTATCAGCCTGCCGGTGGTTACACGCTTGCTCTAGATAGCGGCTCATACACTCTCACAGGGACGGCGGCGACCCTAAAGGCAAGCCGCAAACTCACAGCGGATAGCGGAACCTACGCCCTTACGGGCACGGACGTAACGCTAACCCGTGGGTTCAAGATTACTGCCGACAGCGGGACATACACCCTAACGGGTAGCAATGTCTCGTTTGCGCGGACGTATCGCCTGCCTGCGGATAGCGGCTCATACACCCTAAGTGGAAGCCCGGTATCGCTGTCGTGGAGCGGGGAGGTAATTCCCGAGACTCCCACCAACGGCGGGCCGTCAATCTACGGGAAAGCGGTATTCCGTGAGAAGGAATTCAAACGAGAGTATGAGCGGGAAGTCTCCCGAATCGAGAATGAGCGTATTCGTGCAATCCAGATGCGCGAGGACGAAGAGATTGTAATCATCATGGCTGCATTGGCGGCATAGGGGAAATAGATGGCGACTTACAACAAGTTCCAGGCGTGGGCCGAGAACATGGTTGAATCTGCTAACTGCGGCTCGGATACGTTCAAGGTGGCATTCTGCGCAGCCGCGAACGCTCCGGTTGCTACCAATTCCGTATTGGCTAACCTGACTCAGGCCACAACTAACGCGGACAGCGTGACGCTTACCACGACTACAAGCGCACACTCTACCGGGACGTATACCCTGCTGTTCGCGGATAAGGTGATTACCGCAACCGCTGGCGGTATTGGGCCGTTTAGGTATGTCGTTATCTATGACGACACGCCTACCAGCCCTGCCGATCCTCTTGTTTGCTGGTATGACTACGGCTCGGAAATCACGGTAGCCAGCGGTGAAACCTTCACGATTGATTTCACAACGTCCACTTTCACGCTGGTCTGATCCCCGCAAGCCAACCCATGTGGAGCTTGAATGAAACTGATGATTTCCTATCCCACGTCTGGGATGTATTGCGCCGCCTTTGGCTACAGCCTTCAAAACATGATTGGGTATCTTCTAACGGCTGAGCCGATACCTGACTTTCGTTTTCAGATTGGACTTGCCCAGGGGAGCAACTGGATTGAAAACCGGGAGGACATAGGCGAGCGTGCCGTGGCTAACGGGTTCACTCACCTGTGTTTTCTTGACGACGATATGGTGTTTGCTCCAGACATACTGGTGAGCATGGTTCAGCACGCGAAGTCCGGTAAGGACATTGTGCTAACCAACTACATGGTCAAGGAATGGCCCCCAAAGACGTTCACCTCTATGGGGATGAATGGGGAGCGGGTAGTCACTGGCGAGAAGTCAGAGGGACTGGAGGAAGTGCTAGGGGGTGGATTCGGGGTATCCCTGATAAATCTCGACGTGTTGCGCAAAGTGCAACAGCCGTGGTTTCTCCCGGTGTGGCGGCAGGAAACTGGGTACAGCACCGAGGATATGCCGTTCTTCCACAAGTGCCGGGAGGCGGGGTTCAAGGTTTGGGTAGACCATGACGCTTCTAAGAGAATCGCCCATGTGGGCCAATTCCAGTGGTCATGGAAGCATTACGCGGAGTATGCGTCATGAAAAATGACGGACGATTTGGCCCAAACAAGAAGGGCGGGCGAAAGCCGGGGATTCCGAACAAACTCACGCAGGATTTGAAGCTCCTGATTCGTGAAGCGTTCGACAAAGCCGGGGGCGTGGATTATCTGGTAGAGCAATCCCAAGCCAACCCCACGGCATTCATGACCCTGCTGGCGAAGATCATCCCGCACAGCCTGGAAGGGCCAGAGGGCACTAGCGGCAAGCTGACTATCCGATGGGAGAAGTAGTAATCCCGTATCGGCCCCGTGAGCTTCAAAGGAGCATTCACGACAGGCTGAAGCGGTTTAACTTGCTGGTTATCCACCGCAGGGCAGGCAAGACGGTTCTCGCCATCAATGAACTGATTAAGCGGGTTCTCACTTGTGACCTGGATAGGCCACGGGGGGCATACGTTGCGCCTCTGTACCGTCAAGCCAAGTCGATTGCTTGGGACTACCTACAGCACTACTGCCGTCCCATCCCTGGCGCAGAGTTCAATCAGGCGGAACTGAGGGTAGACCTTCCGGGGGGTGGGAGGATTCAACTATTCGGCGCTGATAACCCTGACTCACTAAGGGGGTTGTACTTCGACTTCGTTGTGATAGACGAAGTGGCGCAGATATCCCCCAACCTTTGGCCTGAGATTATCAGACCGGCATTGGCGGATCGTAAGGGTGGGGCGCTGTTCCTTGGAACGCCCAAGGGCCGCAGCTACTTCTATGACCTATACAACACCGTCAAAACTGACGATTCGTGGCTTGTGGAGGTTCACAAAGCCTCTGAGACAGGGATTCTAGACCCTGACGAACTGGCTGCCGCCAGAGCCACAATGTCCGATGACCTGTACGAACAGGAGTTTGAATGCTCCTGGACAGCAGCAATCAAAGGCACTTACTTCGGGGATATCATCAATGAGCTGCGGCAGCAGAACCGGATATGCCGCATCCCGGTAGAGACTAGTACGCCAGTCCATACGTTTTGGGACTTGGGGCGGAACGATTCAACCTGTATCTGGTTCATGCAGCGGGTGGGATTAGAGAACCGCTTTATTGACTACTACGAAACCAATGGGGAAGGGCTGGCGCACTACGCCAAAGTCCTAAAAGACAAAGGCTACCTGTACGGGGAGCACTATCTCCCCCATGACGTAGAGATAACGGAACTCACCACTAACCGCAGTCGGCGGGAAACGCTAGAGGAACTAGGCGTACGCCCTATCCGCGTTGTTCCCAGGGTGAGAGAGATAAACGAAGGAATCGAGATGGCGCGGCAAAAGCTGTCGTCATGCTGGTTTGATGAAACCAAGTGTGATTTCGGGATTCGGTGCCTGGAGAACTACCGGAAGGATTGGGACGAATCGAGACAGGTGTTCCGCTCTTCTCCCCGGCATGACGAATACTCGCATGGCGCGGATGCTTTTAGGCAATTCGCGCAAGGCTTTGCTCCCACAAGGGGATGGGAGGCGACACTGAAGCCGCAGAATGTAAGCCACAGGCGGGCGAGCAAGTCCCGTCCTGTCTACAGACCAGATGTTAAATGGGTGGTGTGATGGATGACTCCGAACTGGCTAACCTGATTGAGCGCAAGCTTGAAACTGCGATCAACGGGGACGGCTCGCCTGAGTCTGACGCACGCCAGAAGTCGCTTGATTACTATCTGGGTGAACTGTACGGGAATGAGCGGGATGGGCACTCAAAGGTAGTCACCCGCGAAGTATTTGAAGCCGTCGAGTGGGCGCTACCCTCTTTCATGCGGGTATTCACGGCCGAACGGGTAGCTGTGTTCATTCCTGAGGGGGTAGAGGATCAGGCGGCGGCAGAGCAGGAGTCTGATGTTGTACGGCATCTGCTGTTTGACCAGGAAAACGGGTACTTGGCGCTGCACAACTGGACTAAAGATTGCCTCATGTACCCTGTGGGGTATACGAAAATATGGGTTGAGCAGGTAGAGAAAACCACTACCGAAAGGTATCGCTCGCTCACGTTGGAGCAACTGGTAGACCTGAGCGAATCCGAAGGGGTGGAACTGGTAGCGGGTACGGAGATACCCGGCCCTGACGGGCTCCCGAGGTATGACGTAGAAGTCAAAGTCACCACGACGAAGCCATGCCTCAGGTTTGAGGCTGTCCCGGCGGATGAGGTAAGAGTCTCAAACCGTCATCGCTCCGTAGAACTGGACGATTGTGATTTCGTATCCCACGTCACCAAGAAAACCCGCTCCGAATTGCTTGAAATGGGCATTGATGCGGCGCTTTTGGACAAAGTGGGAGAGGGTGCGGATGATTCCAATGAGGCCGTCAACCGGGACAGGTTCAACCTGGAAGACCCCGACGACGAATCGGATTTGTCGCTGAGGGAGTACGAAGTCTCGGAAACCTACCTTTTGGTTGATTACGACGGCGACGGGATTGCAGAGCGTCGTAAGGTAATCAAAATCGGCCGGGAGATAGCGGAGAACGAAGAGGCGGATTACATTCCTCTGGTTGCGATGGCGGCCATCATCATGCCGCATCAACACTCAGGGATTGGCTACGCGGAGTCTACGCAAGACCTCCAGCTAATCAGCAGCACGCTGATGAGGCAACTGCTGACCAACCTCTATCGGATCAACCAGCCTCGAAAGAGGGTTGGCGAGAATGCGCTTCTGGAGGGCTCCATTACGATGGATGCGCTTCTGGACGCAGCGGCGGAACTTATCCCCTGCCGTGACCCGCTGTCGATTGTGGATGAGCAGATTCAGAGTCTGGCCCCCGCTATCCTTCCTGTTATGGACAGGGTTGATGCCCAGAAGCAACTGAGGACGGGCGTTAACCCCAACATCGCACTAGATGCTGATGTGCTTAAGCAGAGCACTGAGGGCGCATTCACTAAGGCGCTTGACCAAGCCTCGCAACGTCTTGAGTTGGCTATCCGAGGGATGGCTGAGACTGGCGTTAAATGCGTCATTCGTAAGGCCCACAGGCTTATCAGGGAGCATTGGAGCAACGAACTGGCCCTCCAGCTTAGAGGGGAGTGGGTTTATGTGTCTCCGCGTGAGTGGAAAGAGCGCACTAATCTGAAAGTCTCAGTGGGTATTGGCACGCGCTCAAAACAGGAGCGTTTGGCCGGGGCGATGATGATCGCCCAACTTCAAGAGAAGCTGGCCCCCATGCGGATGGTGAATCCGGAGCATATGTTTGCCACGGCTAGGGAGATTGTGGAGGCTTCGGGGATGGAAGGTGCTGAGCGGTTCTTTGTGAATCCTCAGAAGACCCCCATTCAACCGGCCCAGCCTGACCCCATGATGGTGGCGCAGATTGAATCGCTGAAAGCTCAGGGTCAGGCCATGATGACCGATGCTCAATCGAAGATGGCTCGCGCTCAGATTGAAGGCATGAAGGCCCAACTTGAAAAAGAGCGGGCACAGTTTGAAGCCAGCCTGAAAGCACGGGAGGCTGAGCTTAAGGC